ATAATTGCCTTAGATGATGGCAATTTTGCAGCACAACCAAACAATAGATGTATATGGGATATACCTTCTTTCACTGTAAAAGATAATATTCCTGATTGGAAAGTGCAAACTAATGAATGGAATGTGGAAGATAGTAGGGCTTGGCGTACAGAAGATACGGACAAGTTCTTCTATGAAATAGAGGAGAAGAAAAAATGATGGAAAAATGTAAAAGAATTTGTTGCAGGATTTGGGAAATAATCTGTTGGCCTTTTAAAAAAGTCAAGGATTGGCTTTGGTCAAGATAGTTTATGAGTAAAAAACCCTTAACCATATCGGAGTCGGCAGCCGTGCAGATGCCTATGAAGACGGTTGCCTCTCTGATAATTATCGTGGCACTCGGCACCATGGGATATTTTCAGATCGTAGAACGTCTAAACATTGCAGACACTAGACTTCAGTTAATGGAAAAAGATCTAGAAGAGAATACAGAGTTTAGAATAAAATGGCCACGGGGTCAGATGGGATCGCTTCCCGCAGATTCTGAACAATTTATGATGATCGAGGATTTATATAAGACCACTGATAAATTAAATAAACATATAGAGTCAATGGCTTTAAATAAAGTGAACATCGAGTTTCTAACAAAACAGATGGACAAAGTTTTGAATGATATCGAAAAATTAAAAGACGCAAACAGAGATATTAAATACAATGGCAACGGGACGAATAACTAAAAAGGTTTTAGATTACATTGCTGACATGAATAAGCAAGCAAAGCAAATGAGATTTGTCAAAGATCTAAAAAAAGAAGTAGAAATCGGCAAACATGGTACACAAAAATATGTTGTCAAACAAGGAGAAAATAAAGGTAAGATTTTATGATCGAGTCTGTGGTAGCCCTGCTTATGTTTATAAACGGAGAGATCAAGGAACACCGTATTCAAGATAATATGGCTGCGTGTCTTCGAGGTAAACGTGAGGCTGAGAGAACTTATTCTGAATCCGTCACCTATAAATGTTATAAAGGTAAAGCAAAAACAGAAATATATATGGGAGAGAAGTCAATTAAGGCTTTGATATTAGATTAATGTTTGGTAAATTAGGATTTTATATTGATACTGCAGCTGGCGTATGCCCACACTGTGAAGAGAGCACTTTGTTAATTGCTGTTGTTAGTGAATATTATCGTTGCACAACCTGTGGCGAGGATACTAAACAACATATCAATGGCGAAATTAAATATTTAAAGTTAACAAAGGACGATCAGGAATGGCTAAAAAACCGAAGTTTGGAGTAAATAATTATAAGGGCTCTACCAAAAGAAAAAGACCTGGTAGACACGCAAAGAAACCAAATAAAAAATTCTCAAGAAAAATATACAGAGGCCAAGGTAGGTAATGAAAATATTTACCCTAGTTCTATATATGTGTTCGGCTGCAGCAAATACATGCCTTGATCCTTTCGTGTGGCACGACACTTTTAATTCATCCTATGATTGTATGCTCCAAGGATACGAGGAAGGTAGAAATAAAATAATAGAGATGGGGCCTGATGATGTCAATAAATATGACATCTATATCAAATTTGATTGTATACCTGAAAAGATTATTATACCTGAAAAGAAACCAGTAAAAGGATTAGCGACTTAAACCACCCCCGCATCTGATGAGAGAGGGAACTAAAATAAACAGCGAGGGTGGAACTAAAATATTCCTATGAGGGAGATTACACAATGCCATAATTTAAACATAAAGTCAAAATAAAACTTGACCACATGTTATAATATGGTAATTTAAAGTAAAATTATGAGGGAGAAAGTATGGCAAGAAAAAATTTTAAAAGTGTAACAATACCAAAAGTAGCGTACGAAGAGATAAAAACATTAGGAGAGAGTAAGATATTTGAGGTTCCTCTGTCTGTATCAAAGACCATAGTTTGGTTGCTTGAGAAACAGAAAGAACATCACAATAGAAAAAATAGGATGAACTGATGTTAAAGATAATCTGTCCAAAATGTGGCGGCAACGGATATCTTGGTGGTTCGAGAGATACAGACATACAGACAGATTGTGATTATTGTGATAGTCAAGGAGAGGTTGACATTACGGAAGAAACAGTAAATTATGGACACGATACAATTGATAAGGGAAAAAAATCGTGCCCAAAAACGTTAGATTAAAAGGTGACTATAGTGAGAATTCTGCTGTATTATATTTTCAAAAGCGTGACTATTACGTATTCAAGTGTTGTCAAAATCACGGAGCCGTGGATATTATCACTATTGATAGTGATAACAAACGTCTTGAATTGTGGGATGTTAAAACACAAAGTTATAGAAAGGATGGAACGAAAATATCCAGACTCCCCAGAAGAAAAAGAGTTGGGAATAGGATCATAAATATTATCTATTATGATATCGAAAAAGAGGTTTGTTTTATACCAATAAAAAGAAAAAGGAGAAAGAAATGAAATACATATTATCAGTAACAGTAGTATGCTCATTGCTGACAATCATGGTTGTTCTAAGTGGCTGTAGTGCTAAGTTTGATAGCTATGACCCATCGACAGCCATGTTTAGATGGATATTGACTAGCAGTAATAAATGAGAGACGATCTGATGGTTCAGCAGCAGGTCAAAAGTATATGGCAGCATATGGTCGGTGTCATCTGTCTGAATCAGACGGGTCGTAAAAAAGTAAAAAAGATTCTACCAAAATTTTTTGAGGAGTTTCCAACAGCGATACATCTATTACAATCAGACAAGGATACTATCGCAGATATGTTAGAAGATCTCGGTATGAAACATGTTAGAGCCAATAGGCTATGGAGAATGTCAGAGGATTATCTCGGTTGGGATGGTGAGGATGCAACACAATTATTTGGTATCGGTAAGTATGGCAGTGACAGCTATAGGATATTCTATAAGAATGAGATACCAAAAAACGTGCAGGATAAAGAATTAAAACGATACATAAGAGAGGAGTTAAATGAAAACTAGATGGAATGAAAAATACAGATACCCAAGAAGTACACGATCTTTAGTCATGGGTCAAAGACACTACGATATAAACGATAGTAAGCTACCATCTGTAACCACTATTATAGCACAGACTCAATCAGAAGAAAAGAAAGCAAGTCTGGCAAGATGGCGGCAGAATGTTGGCGAAAAAGAGGCAGACTCTATAATGAACGATGCCTCCAAACGTGGGACTGCTATGCACAACTACCTAGAACACTATCTTATTAGCCTTAAAACAGGCCTTAAACACGAAAATCTGACCGATGTAGGGGTACAGGCCAAGAAAATGGCCTTGGAGATTATAAAGCATGGATTTGAGGATCTACATGAGGTATGGGGCTGTGAGGCAACGCTATATTATCCCGAAAAATATGCAGGAACCACGGATGTCTGCGGTAGATACATGGGTGAGGATAGTATAATAGACTTCAAACAGACCAACAAACCCAAGAGAGAGGAGTGGATAGACGATTACTTTGTGCAACTTGCAGCATATGCCCTAGCACATAACAAGATCTATGATACAAAGATCAACCAAGGAGTGATACTAATGTGTTCAAAAGATGGCATGTATCAACGTTTCACGGTCAGTGGACAGAGATTCATGGACTTTAAAGACAAATGGCAACGGAGATTGGAACAGTATCATGGCGAAAAGAAGGAATGATAGTGGTTCGGGGACATATAGTGGGAAATCCTGAGTGATATTTTTTTTGAAAAAAAATTTGAAATATTTTGTGTTACCTTTGTTACCATGGCACAAAAAATGTAATAAAATCAATAGTTTAAGTACAAAAATATGGTATTTTTTTGGTAGATTCATGGTAGATTTGGTAACAAAAAAGGACAAAGTCCGTCACGCGCGTGAGGTTTTTTTTATATAAAATTTGGGTTAGTCAAATATTCCCACTATATAGATCGAGCATTGTGTGCTAGTTTAGGGTATGGCTGCAAAACGTAAGAAATCTAAATATCGACATGTTGTTATCAAGAACAAGAAGTATTACTTCTATTCTATAACCTGGGTCGACATCACGGGTGATTCGGGGCATTGTACATCAGAAGAGTTTATGAAGTTTAAACCAAGTATAATGGTCACCCAAGCATATCTATTTAACAAAGATAAGAAAAACGTTAGAACCTTTGCTTCGTATGAACAGGGTGATGAATTATTTTCTGATCGTAATGTATTTCCAAGAGGTTGTATTTTAAAAATGGAAAAGGTTAATCTTTAGATTTATCTGTATCTTCTAGGTTTTGTTTGATCTGTTTTACATCTACCTCACCAATTAATGTAGAGTGATCTGATACTAACTTCATAAATTTGTCCTCTAGTTGTTTGGCATCTAAGTTTTCTATCTTGCCCGTCAACGATAATATCTTTTTCTGATCAACATACAGCCCGCCAACTTTACCCCTTGCTACCTCTGCATTCACAGCAGATGAGAATGACCTCCTGACCAGTGCCTGATCCCTAATTTTAGCAAGTTCTGCCAGATGCCCGTCCATAGATATGTCGTATTTCTTTCTTGCTTCTTCTCGTAGTTCTGCAATGTAATTATAAACCACAGGAAAATATTTTGGACTTTGTAGTTGAGATGCTTTTACCCGCGCTGTATCCTTCGGGTAGCCCGCCTCTATAGCACATTCAGTGCCCGTCATCTTACCAGCTTGTGAGACCAGTAGTTCTGCAAACTTTCGCTGTTTCTCGGTGAGATGTCTAGAGATCCCTCTTTTTGGTTTTGGTACTGGTACTTTTTCCATAATTATGTTACATGTAATTAAAGTTAATTTAATATGTTTGTTAAGCATTTGCAAGAGTATTTAGATAAGTTCACAGATGGTACGAAAGGCAATGCCGTCAGCAACGCCCGTATATTTATGGAATCTGAAGACGGACATCTTGAAGAGATCAGACGTATTGAAGTCCAAGAATCTACAATCATTGGGCAACCATCTATTAGAGTAGTCCTAAAGGGAACATCTAACAAAAAAATTATATCTAAAACTTTTAAACAGACGTAGATTTTTTTAAGTTATCTATTATACTTTCAAAATCAGATAAATCATCACTCACAATATAATGCTTGTTATTATCTTTCCATGTTATTAAATCATTTAAATCAAGTTTTAATGATTTATAATTGTTAATTAATTTTGAAATAGCTTTACAATCTTTATCATCTTCATCTGTCCAAGTTGATTTATTGCTTTCATAGGCATCATACTGCCAACTATTCCATTTATCCACTAGCCTCTGTGCCTGCTCCCTCTTCTCTTTTTTCTTTTTTTCGTATTGTTCTTGCTTATTCTTGCTATCTCTGTAGTCGTGTCCATCATCTCTTTGTGTCATTTTTAACCTCCACTCCATCTCCCTCTATGTTCTCTAATAAGTTTAAACTTCTCGCTATATCTTTTGCTGTTTCTTTACAAATACAATAGGCAATAATATTTGTTTTACCATTTTGATAGTCAACATTTACTGCTGTTTCATCAGAAAAATATCTACCTTCAAAATATTCTTTATCTATCATATCTTCAGTTATGTATTTATCGCTCATATTATTCTTTCTCCGTTTTAATTTAATCCGATAGGCGCGAGGTCATAACAACCTCTCCACGCCTATCTTAGGAGGCCTTTAGCCCAAAGTTATTAATTACTAACTTTGATACAGGTTCTACCTTACCTATTCTACGTCTAGAATTCATATTATTCTTTCTGCTCGCTCGCTTGTTGATTATAATAATGCTCGTACCCTGCATAATTTTCAATAACTTTGCCCGTGTTTACATCTTCTCTATACACTTCCATATATTTACAATCTTTACATTCAAAAATATATCCTTCCTCGCTATCTTTAAAAT